TGTTGCTTTTCCACCAATACCGCCAGCGCCTCCGGGGCCGCCGGGGCAATCCCCAAGGCCCGGATCACTAGCAGTAGAACCGGCTGGTCCTGCGTCTCCCGAGCCACCTTCTGCAACGACGGTAAGTGACGTGAAAACGGGAACCGTGAACGACCCGCTAGCTGTAAAAACTTGCGACCCGGCGGATGACCTGCGAACACTAGAGTGTGCAAGTTGCTGTAAGCTCAAGACAGCCCCCCACCATTGATGATGAAGGTGTTAGAGGCCACACACAAGAGCGTAACAAGCCCTCGCTGGGCAAGTGTTCTGTTGCCAGTAGTAGCAGTGCCAGCAATGTACATTGTGACACTTGCGCCCTGAGTAATGGTTTGGTTTGAAGCGCTGTTATTATAAATAGAAACAACATCGCCAGCAGAAAACACGCTAGCAGGGACAGTCACGCCGCCAGTAGTAATAGAGATATGTTTTCCGTTATCTGTCGCAACCAGCGTATAGCCAGTGGTCTGAGCGTTTTGTGGGATGGTTCGTACGTTCCCAATGCTGTCTGACAAAGCGCCCGTAAAGGCCCCAGTCACACCGGACACTGTACCCGTGAACGACCCAGTTACACCGGAAACCGTGCCGGAAAAGGACGCGCTTGTACCAGCAAGATTTCCAGTAAGCGTACCGCCAGAAAGCGGCAGATAAGCAGAACCACCAGTGAAAGAGTTGGCAACGACCCACTGCGACGACGTACCGTCGTTGTAATAGGTGTACATCTGGCCGTTGGATGAGTTCCACCACAGGTCGCCAGCGGACGGGCTACCCGGCGCTGTATCGCTAATAGTTGCACCGCCGCCACCAACAGGCGACCAAGTTGTGCCGTTATAGCCTTCAAACTTGGTCAGCGAGCTGTTGAAGCGGAACATGCCCGTAACCGGAGTGCCGGGACGTTCCGCTGTAGTACCAACAGCCGTTTTGAAAGAGCCAGTGGCAGAAAGCGCGGCATTGCCAGACGTATCAAACGCCAACGGCAATTCCTGCATTGCGCCAGCGCCAGACGTATCACGCCCAAGCACTTTACCAGCCGCGAGAGTAATCGTGTGCTCAGCGTTCCAATTAGAAGGCTGAACAAGCGTACTATCGACCCCGTCCGCCTTTGGGGACGTAAACGAGTGCTTGAGTGAGATTGCCATCTCTTGTCACCTTCCGATTAGGTCACCGTGAAGATGCCGTTTGTGCTATCGAAGTCTACGGTCAATGTCTCAGTATCGTTGAGAGTAATGGAAGAACCGTAGTCCCACCACGCAACAAGCGGCTTCAGCGGCGTCGTTTGCGTATCATTGTAAAGCACTGCGTAACGCAGCGGACCAATAGCACCGCCAGCGGCGGTGAAGACAACGTCTGTGCCGGTCACCTTAGCAACACCAGACGTAGTAGAAGAGGTAATCGTCGTTGCTGTACCGCCAGCCGTATAGCCGCTGCCAGCGCTAATCTCAGTGAGATCTGCTTTGACTGCATTGGTGTTAACCGGTGCGGTATTGGTGAGCATAACCTTGAAGGTATTTGAAGCGAAGTTGTGCTTCCCTTCAATGAGGTCTTTGGTAAAGACCAAAAACTTGTTGTACGAGGCCATATTACTTTCTCCAGTTAGCTACGGATGCCATTAGGCTACCATGCCCTAGCCCTACGACGAGCAAAAGTTTGAGGGAACCTCCAACTCTGCCCACGATATACGTTTCTGTGCTGCGCTTCAACTTTAGCTATTGCTATAGTGTTCTGGAAACGGCGCATATGATAGATCGCCATCCTCTCATTAGAGTACGGCTTAGCGATTTGAGACATCATCCGGCCAAGAACACCGTCAATAATATCCACGCCATATTTCTCAAGTATCCAATCTGGATACTCAGGATAGCCATCACGAGTAACAGGGTCTTTAACCGTCAACGCAAGCTGGAGCGTGTAGGTATCTGATTGGTTAGGATAGTCTACGAGAGTGATCTCACCCGGCACCTTCATCAGTGCAGCGATAGTGACACCGTCAGAGTTAACAACCCCCATCAAGCGCACAATATTCGCGACGCCAGATGGCGTGACGTAATAGGTCTTGTTGTCGTTTGTAACCTCAAAGTCGATGTCTTCGGTCCAGATATTGGTCGCACCAAAGAACTGGTCCATCGTCGAAAAGTATTCGAGCTTTAGCGCCTCGTCGGTAGCACCCGGCAAGCGAACTCGAAGATTATCCATCAGTCGGTTAAGATCGGCTGTCATCGGCCCCTCACGACTGGATAGTCAGCATCTGCGCCACGAACTTGTTGAGGAACACAGCCGCACGAGCGTCTTGCGTATTCTCATCGTCACGGAGCTGAGCCTGACCGCAGATGTAGTATAGCAACGATACACGATACATCGGGTCCATTGCTACGTTTGTAGTGGACATATTTGTGGTCGTGTATGTTGGGATGGTCGAGCGAAAGTACGCGCGAACAAGCTCTGGGCGCAAACGACGGATCTCAAGCAGGCCGAGGTTCATGTTCTCAACCAGCTCGCTATCAGAATAGCGGTAATCCGGTATCGTGTCCTGCAAGAGGACGCGAGCGTTGCGGATGTAGTCAGCAACAGTATCGAGCGCCATGTTAATCCCCCAAGGAAGAATAGGAGCCCCCGGTTAGGGGGGCTCCAGTTCTATTAGCCGGGGGTGACGATTGCCTGAGCAATCGCGGTGCCGTCGATGACCTTGTAGCCATAGACCTGCAGGCCGCGCAGGATCGTGCCGAAGGTCTGCTCCGAACGGAGCGTCTCAACCTTGGAGACCTGCGAAGCGAAGGTCAGGCCGTGAGCATGACCAGCGTAGATCGACGTTTCACCAGCAGCGAGACCGCCAGCCACGCCCGAAGGCAGCAGGTTGGAGGTGTACAGGGTGAAGCGGTCAACCATGCCGAGGCGACCGTTACGCAGGATCGAGACGCCGTCACCCGACAGGTAAGCCTGACGGAGTTCCGACTGCTTGATGAGCGTAGCAGCCCAAGTCGGGAGAACGACCCAGCGGCCCGTCTCCGGGATGTTCTGCTCGTCAAGGCACTGGCCGAGACGGAGAATGACGGAGAGGATGTCGACCTTACCAGCAGCCGGAGCAGCGGTCGTGGACAACGGAGTAGTCGTCACACCAAGGTTGATGTTGCCAGAGATCTTACCAGCGGTCGTGCCACGGTTGAAGCTGTTAGCCTGACCGAGGATGCCAGCGAGCACAGCCGTATCAATCGTGATCTTCATCTGCTCAGCAGCGTCATCCGACCACATGCTGAGAAGGTTGAGATCCGACTGAACGTCCATGACGTCGTCGAGGATCGTGTTGAAGTACTTGCCGTTGTCGATGTTCAGCTCGACCACGTTGCCCGTCGGGCGCTGCAGCGAGAGGAGACCATCGGCGCGGTAGTCCGAGATCGTGACCGTCGGCTTCGTACGGATCTTGACCTTGTCACCTTGGTTCTTGATCTCACCTTCGTAGTCGGTGTTCGAGATCGCAGCCAAGACGGTCGAGGCGTAGAACTTTTCGACGAGCTTGCCAGACCAGATTTCAGGGATGAAGCCGGTCGAAGCGAGGTTGTTGCTGGTAGAACCAGTCGGGTAAATCGGAGGGGTTGTTGCTGCCCCTGCATTAGGAAATGCCATTTGTTAGGCTCCCAAGAGAGAAGATTACCTGATGCGTCCTTCTCGCTCCGCCTCGAAGATTTGGGCTTCAATGCGGTCCTTCTCTGCCTCTTTTCCCCGGAACTTTCCGGCGGCGCTTTCGGCATAGAACTTAGCGATTTGGGCGCGGGTGAAGATGGGCTTCTCAGCAGGGGCACCAGAGGCCGCTGCAGTCTTGGCTCTGCCCGGTGCCGCAAAGCGTTCCAGAGACGGTTTGGCGGGAGCTTCTGTCCGGCCTGTCTCTTCCCTTGCGGGGTCCGTAGCAGCCTCTTCAGCGAGGAAGCCGTTGAAGAAAGCCGCAACACGAGGGGCATCATTCCGCTCATATGCTGCTTTCAACATCTCATGACGAATAACACCAGAATAGGGATCTG